GGGCATGATGCTTTCTTTGAAAAGTATGAGGAAGCTACGTCGAATGATGATTGGTTAGCGGCGGTTTACAAGGCGAGTGAAACCGGGATTCTCGATGATGAGGAATTGGAAGCGGCTAAGGTTATGATGTCGGCGGATCAGTATGCCCAGGAGTTTGAGTGCAGCTGGAATGCGAATGTGCCTGGTGCTGTTTATGGAAAAGAGATGGAAGCGGCACAGGCAGAGGGGCGGATTGGGAATGTGCCGTATGATCCGAGTGTCCGGGTAGATACCTGGTGGGATCTCGGAGTTGGAGACAGTACCGCGATATTCTTTACCCAATCGGTGGGACGTGCTATACATGTTATAGATTTCTACGAAGCGAGGGGCGAGGGCTTACCGCACTATTGCAAGGTTCTTTCTTCTAAGAATTATTTGTACGGCGAGCATAATGCTCCGCATGACATCGAGGTTCGGGAGCTTGGTAGTGGCAAGAGTAGGCGAGAGGTTGCTTGGGATTTGGGATTGAATTTCCGGGTAGTTCCCAAGTTACCTGTTGAGGATGGCATACACGCGGCGCAGATGTTGATACCGCGTGTATGGTTTGACAGAGAGAGATGTAAGCATGGGATTGAATGTTTGCGGCAGTATCACCGGGCGTATAACGAGCGCACTCGAAGCTTTAGGGCATCGCCTGTGCATGATTGGTCGAGCCATGCGGCGGATGCTTTTAGATATTTGGCGGTGGGTATCCGAGAAAACGGTGGGCGCATGGAGAAGCCTCAACAGCAAGCGGTGATGGACTACGATCCATTTGCAGCATAGGAGATAGAGTGAGATGAGCTTAAGAGAAGCGTGGAACGAAAGCCCCTTTAATCCTAAGAACTGGGGCGGCGGTGGCAGCACGACTACTGCGCCGAAAGATGACTTTGACGACAGCAACGAAGGTTTTCGCTCCTACACTGGTGGTTTTACCGACGATATTACGATGGGCGCCATTTCTTTTGGCAGTAGCTATGAAAGCGCAGCTGAAAAGCTTGAGGAAGCTGGGTATAGCCCATCGGCTATTGCTGACTTTCAAGCGCGTACTAAAGCGACACAGGAAGCGAACCGGCCACCACCACCCACTGACGACAACTATGCCCGCCCAGCGCCCAAGCCAGAGCCTGAAGAGGAAGAAGAAGAGGCGGTAGCTGAGGAAGAAGCAACGCCGATTGAGGAGAAAACAGACGAGATTCAAGAGCTGGCTGATGTCATTACTGGAAAGACTGAGCAAACTGAATCGGCTGGCCCGGCAGAAGATGAGGCTAGAGAGTTTGAAGAGAAAGGTCGCAGGGAAACAGTTCTAACGTCAATGCAAGGATTGCAAGATGGATCAGTGTTGACAATAGAAGATTTGAAGAAATTGCGTGAAAGACGTTCATTGTTGGCGGGGTAGCTATGATTAGAAATAATAAAAAGCCAGGTAATTTAGCGGGACTGATGGGGCGGGATGCTTCACAGCCGGCGCAAATGTCTGGGCAAGCTACGGTAGATCCGCTAGAGCGATTGAATCAAAAGATGGCTGGGCGCACCCAGGGCGGATCCGCAAAGGGTTTAAAGATGCGTAAGCCCAGCTTAATGAACAGTTATGGAATGAGATAATGGCTCAAGTAAATCCCCTAGTCTCTCGGTTAAACACACGTTACCAGACGCTAAAAACGCAGCGATCTAACTGGGAACAGCACTGGCAACAGCTTGCTGATTATATGCTGCCCAGGAAGGCTGATATTGTTAAGAAGCGCACGCAAGGGGATAAGCGCACAGATCTTATTTATGATGGTACGGCTATTCACGCTGTTGAATTGCTATCATCTTCTTTGCATGGAATGCTAACATCGCCAAGCACACCTTGGTTTTCTATGCGTTACCGAGATCCTGGCTTGCAAAGAAATGATGCGGCTAATGAGTGGCTCGAGGTCTGCATCGATCAAATGTACCAGGCGTTTCATAGATCTAACTTTCAGCAAGAAATCCATGAGCTGTATTATGACCTGGTTGTGTTTGGCACTGGTGCTCTTTTCGTCGAGAGTGAAGAAGATGGTTTGCGATTTGCGTGTCGTCACATTGCGGAGATTTGCGTAAGCGAGGATCCAAGTGGTCGCGTTGATACAATTTACCGGACGTTTAAGTTGTCAGCTCGCGCGATTGCCATGCAATTTGGTGAGAAAAACGTACCAGCGCGTGTTACGAAGGATTTAAAAGACAACCCCTATGCAGAGCATGAGCTTGTTCATGCGGTGTATCCGCGCTCTGGCGCAACAGGGCGCTTACCAAAAGACAAGCCAATCGCGTCAATCTACTACTTAAAGGATGGGTTACATCTTCTTAGTGAGAGTGGCTTTGACGAGTTTCCGTTTATGATCCCGCGTTTTGTTAAGGATAGCGTTAGCCAGTACGGCAGATCCCCGGCGATGACTGCATTGCCGGATGTAAAGATGCTTAACAAAATGTCTGAGACAACGATTAAAGCAGCGCAAAAGCAGATCGATCCGCCACTTATGGCGCCGGACGATGGCTTTACGCTTCCGATTAGAACGACGCCAGGATCCTTGAACTTTTATCGTTCTGGGACAAGAGATCGGCTTGAGCCGTTACAAATTGCAGCAAACAATCCGCTCGGCCTAAATATGGAAGAACAGCGGCGTAACGCAATTCGCCAGGCGTTTTATGTAGACCAGCTCTTGATTGGGCAAGGCCCAACGATGACGGCTACTGAGGTGTTGCAGAGGAATGAGGAAAAGATGCGCCTACTCGGGCCTGTGTTGGGCCGTCTACAGGCGGAGCTGCTCCAGCCCCTGATTTCCCGATCCTTTGCACTGCTCCTCCGGGCCGGCCTCCTCCCTGCGGCTCCGGAGGAGCTTCAAGGTCAAGACATAGACATCGAGTATGTTTCACCGTTGGCTAAGGCGCAGAAACAGACGGATCTGCAATCTATGTTGCGCGGGTTTGAGATTATGATGCAAGTTGCAGAAATTGCGCCTGTCATGGATTACCTAGATGATGACAAGCTGGTTCAGTACCTGGTTGAAGTAACTGGAATGCCAGCGCGTGTTATTAGAAGCAGTGACGAAGTTGAAACGCTAAGAGAAGAGCGCGCAGCGGCACAACAAGCGCAAGCACAAATGCAACAACAAATGGAAATGATGCAGATGCTTGGTCAAGCCGGCCCTGGATTAGCTAAAGCTCAAGAGGCGGGAATAGTATGATAGACAAGATCAAAGAGCTTAAACTTTCGTATCGTCGCACGTTTAATACGGATGACGGCGAGATAGTTTTGCGCGATTTGAAAAGTCGATTTGGCTATGAAACCACAACGTTTTCCGGCGATCCTTATGAAAGTGCATTTAATGAAGGACAACGTGCAGCAGTGTTGCTGATCGTCCGGATGTTGTCCGAAGGGAAGGAACCAAAATGAGTGAAGAAGCAGCAGCAGCAGCGGAACCAGCGGCAGCTCCAGCAATGGAGGCACCGGTTGCAGCGCCGGAAGCTCCGGCATCGACCAGCTGGCTGGACAGTTTAAACGAAGAATACCGCAATAATTCTTTGGTAAATAAGTTCGAAGATCCGAACGAGTTTGCAAAAAGTTATGTAAATCAGTTCAAGGTTATCGGCGCTGATAAGGTTGTTAAGCCATCTAAGAACTGGTCTGACGAGCAGTATGAAGAATTTTACGCGGCTACTGGGCGCCCAGAAAGTGCGGAAGAATATCAATCTTCTTTGTTTGAGCAGTATAGTGAAGAAGAGCTTGCCGGGTTACGTCAAATGGCGTTTGAAGCTGGTTTGCAGCCGCGTCAATTTGAAAAGCTTTCGCAGTTTTTAATGCAAGCCGGAGACAACGCTAAGAACAACTATGACGAAGTTTTGGAGCAAAAGGCGTTTGAAGCGCGCGAATCTTTACGTCAAGAGTATGGCTATGCAATGGATCAAAAAGTAGATCTAGCGATTAGAACTGCTAAGCAATACCTGGGCGCTGATAACATGGAGATATTTGAAACTCAGTTGCCTGACGGAACGCTTTTAGGCGATAACCCGGCAGTAGTTAAGATGTTTGTTAGCATTGCGGAAAGCATGGGCGAGGATCGCATTGTTGGCGAAACGAATGAAATGGTAATGACGCCGCAAGAAGCTAAACGGCAGATTGATGAATACATGCGTCCAGACAGTCCATATAGAATTGCAGATCATCCAGACCATGACGCGGCAGTTGCCGAGGTCAACCGTCTGTTTGGTTTTGTATAGCGGATAACCGAAAGGCCCGTGACACAAGCTTGTGCGTCAAGCGGATTAGCTGCCCTAAGCAGTAGCACGGCCCCGGAAGGGATAACCAAGCGCAGCAACTAAAACTGTAACAAGCTAGGAGATTAGGCGAATGTCTACTCAAATTACTACAGCTTTTGTCAATCAGTTTTCTGCAAACATCCAGATGCTATCACAGCAGATGGGTTCTCTGCTGCGTTCAGCGGTAGATGTAGAAAGCGTCAATGGCGAAAAAGCTTTCTTTGACCAAGTAGGATCAGCGGCTGCTGTTCTACGCACATCTCGTCATGCGGATACACCTTTGGTAGAAACACCACATTCACGCCGTATGGTAACAATGTCTGATTATGAGTATGCGGATCTGATCGACGATCAGGACAAAGTTCGCTTGCTTGCTGATCCGACATCAACATATAGCCGGGCAGCTGCTGCCGCTATGGGACGCGCAATGGATGATGTAATCATCTCAGCGGCTCTTGGTACAGCATTTACTGGCAAGGATGGCTCAACATCAACAGCGTTTGACACATCAAACAACCAGATTGCAGCGGCTTCTGGCGGTTTGACACTAGCAAAGTTGATCGAAGCTAAGGAAATCTTGGACAGCGGAAACGTTGACCCAAGCATTCCACGTCACATTGTTGTTTCTCCAAAGCAGATCACAGATCTCTTGAACAACACAACAGTGACATCAAGCGACTACAACACTGTAAAAGCGCTTGCGATGGGTGAAATCAACAGCTTTGTTGGCTT